GGATATAATGTATCAATTGTAGTATCTACCCATGTAGCTAGAAAGAGTCAACTAAAAATCAGAGATGATTTCAGAGTTGGTATTAATAGAGATAATAACGATTTACCGATGGGAATATAGTATGGCTAGAAAGTTTAGAACAGATAGAGATGATAAAGTAGATTTGAAAAGAACTCAAAGTTCATTTTCAGATGACCCTAAGTTGAATAAGGCAAAACAGATACGAAGAAACGATGATGTAAAAAATGTTTCTGTTGGTATATATGATATCGATTTAGCATTTAAAGATTTTTTAGAGAGAGATATTAAACCAAGAATAGTTGAAGATGGTAAATTTGTACCTGTACCTGTATTATATGCTTCACCAGAGAATTGGGTATCGGCACAAAAAAATGGATATATCCGAGATAACAATGGTAAAATCATTACACCACTCATAAGTTTTAAAAGAAACTCATTAGATGTGAATACTGAATTAGCTAAGTTAAAAGTATTAACCGATGAGGATACATCACGAGTTTTTGTAAGAAAACATACAAATGAAAACAAGTACGATGCATTTTCAGTATTGATAGGTCAAAGACCAGTTCAAGAAAGATACATAGTAGATACACCTGATTATGTTAATATATCGTATGATGTTATAGTGTGGTGTGATTTTATGGAAGACTTGAATAAAATAGTAGAACAAATCGTATATTTTCAAGGTGGTACATTTGGCCAAAGATATAAGTTTGAAATTAAAGGTGAATCATACTCATTTGAAACTACAAATGGTGTTGGTGATGAAAGGATTGTAAGAAGTAATGTTACACTAACTACAAAGGCATATATCGTACCTGAAAATAGAGGTAACACTATAAACACTCAAAAAGCGTTTGGATACTCAAAAGTCGTATTTAAAACTAAAATGGATACATAGTTTACAAAATAATTTACATATTTATATTTAGTGATTATTCAACAAATAAAACAATAAGTTATGAGTGATGTAAAAAATGTATCAGAAAAGAGAGTTATCAAGTTTAGTGATGATGAATTGAAAAAAGTTGAAAAATTTAAAAACGAATTTTCAGAGATTACAATAAAGATGGGTGAAGTAGAACTTGAACTTACAATGTTAAACGTTAGATTTAAAAATATCCAACAATTGAAAGATACATTGAGAGAACAATATATTCAACTTAGGGAATCGGAAGTTAAATTAGCACAAGAACTTAGAAAGAAATATGGTGAGGGTGAGTTTGATATAACGACTGGTGTATTCACTCCTAAAAAATAAATATAGTGGTTTGAATCTTTTTTAGGTATTTATATAATATATAAACAATTAGAAATTAATAGGAGACATAAATGGCAGAAAGAATAGTAAGTCCTGGTGTATTTACACGAGAAAAGGACTTGTCATTTTTACCACAAGGTATAGGTGAGATTGGGGCGGCACTAATAGGTCAAACTGTAAAGGGGCCCGCATTTGTACCAACACAAGTAGAAACATTTCAAGAGTTTCAACAAGTATTTGGTGGATTGACTGAAGAATCGTTTTTACCGTATACAGCACAAGCTTATTTAGAAGAAGCAGGTACTGCTACAATCGTAAGAGTATTGGGAGCTAGTGGATACACATTAGAAAATCCAATCGCATTACAAATTTCATCATCACAAGGACAAAAAGTAGCGGCAGTATTACATCCAACACATAATGTAATATCAGATGTAGATGTATTTAACCAAAGTTTTGTTAGAGATTTAAATACAGGTGTGATTGGTACATCTGTTAGTGCATCTCTTTTTGGATTGGTTGTATCTGGTTCAGAGGTTACAACGGCCGAAAACTTTACGGCATCATTGAATCCAACAAGTACAAGTTACTTTACTAAAACATTTGGATTCTCACCAAAGGGTAATCAGAAAGCATACACATATGTAAACTTTAAAACATTCCAATCAGCATCATTCGCTACAGGTGAGAAAGTATTAGTAACACATCTTACTGGTTCTGATATTGCATATGCACAACAATACCAAGAAGCAAGTACACCTTATATAGTATCACAAGCAGTTGGTGGTAGTACAACAAATCTATTTAAAGTTAAGACTCTATCACATGGTACATCTACAAACTTTGAATTTAAGATTGGTATTCAAGATATTAAAGCGGCAGGTACAATCGCTGGTTCTGAATATGGTTCGTTTAGTTTAGTAGTTAGACGAGTTGACCAAGATAAGATAAATAACAGTCCATATGTGGGTGTTACAGATTCAGATATAAGACCAAACATTGTAGAAACATTTCAAGGTTTGAACTTAGACCCTGATTCACCAAATTATATTGCACGTAGAATTGGTGATAAATATATTACCGTTAATTCAGATGGTAAACTAACAACAAATGGTGATTATCCAAATCTATCTAAAAATATTAGAGTTGAGATGGAAACAGTAGTTACTAATAAAGGTATATCACCTGATTTAGTACCATTTGGATTCGCAGCATTGGCTAACCCATTTGGTTCAGCACTTACTCTACCAGAACCTACTTATGTAAGCACCCAAAAAATCAACAATATCTATAATTCTAAAAAATTCTTTGGATTAGATTATGATTTTTCAACAACAGATAATTTGGCGTTTTTAGCACCAACACCATCAAGTGCAGGTTCAAGTATGACAACTGCATTTTCATTGAGTAACTTCAATCAAGAGGCTGGAGCTAATTTTCCAACATCAGCATCACCATATAGTGGTTCAATTGACTTAACTACCAATACGGCATTGGCATCTAAGAAATTCTTAGTTCCATTTCAAGGTGGTTTTGATGGATTCAAACCAAGTAGAGTTGTAAAATTTGGCAAAGATATAATCGCCGGCAATACACAAGGATTTGATTGTTCATCGGCTACGGCAGCAGGAACAGTTGCATATAGAAAAGCAATCAACACAGTATCAAATCCAGATGAGTTTGATATTAATATGTTGGCTATTCCTGGTGTGGTACACAGACTACATAGTTCAGTAACTACATTCGCTAAGGATATGGTTGAGGAAAGACAAGATGCATTCTATGTGATGGATTCTACGGCATATGGTGATAATATATCTACCACAACAAACACAGTAGCTTCGTTTGATTCTAACTTTGTTGCAACATATTATCCTTGGGTTAAGATTTTAGATACTGATAAAAACAAACCAGTATGGGTTACGCCATCAGTTGTACTACCTGGAGTTATAGCATTTAATGATTCAGCCGCAGAAGCTTGGTTCGCACCCGCTGGATTGAATCGTGGTGGTTTAACAAACGTAATTGAAGCTGAAACAAGATTAACAAGAGCAGAACGAGATGATTTATATGAGGGTAGAGTTAATCCAATCGCAACGTTTCCTGGTCAAGGTGTGACTGTATTTGGACAGAAAACACTACAAGCTAAACCATCGGCATTGGATAGAATCAATGTAAGAAGATTGTTAATCGCTGTGAAAAAGTTCATCGCATCATCAAGTCGTTTCTTGGTGTTTGAACAAAACACATCAGCAACACGAAACAGATTCTTATCAATTGTGAATCCATTCTTGGAATCAGTACAACAAAGACAAGGATTATTTGCATTTAGAGTGGTAATGGATGATACTAATAATACACCAGATGTTATCGATAGAAACATTTTAGTTGGTGAGATATTCTTACAACCTGCTAAAACGGCTGAGTTTATTGTATTAGACTTTAATGTATTACCAACAGGCGCAGCATTTCCTGAATAAAAATTAAAACATCACATATTTATTACAAAGTAAATATAACAATGGAGATAAATAAATGGCACAACTAATAGACCCTAATGAAATAATGTTCACATCTTTTGAACCAAAGATGTCACATAGATTCATCATGTTCATAGAGGGTATTCCAGCTTACTTAATCAAATCTGCAGGAAGACCTGATATAACTAATGGTACAGTTACTATTGACCATATCAATGTAAAGAGATATGTAAAAGGTAAGAGTGAATGGCAACCAGTTACAATAACATTGTATGACCCAATAGTTCCATCGGCAGCACAAGCAACAATGGAGTGGGTAAGATTACATCACGAATCTGTAACAGGTAGAGATGGTTACTCTGATTTTTATAAAAAGGATATTACATTTAATTCATTAGGGCCAGTTGGTGATAAAGTTGAAGAGTGGACATTGAAAGGTGCATTCATCGAATCCGCTAACTTCTCAGATATGGATTATAGTGGTGAAGACTTAGCAACTGTTGAAATGACACTTAGATACGATTACGCAATACTACAATTTTAAGGATTATATATGGCTAATTATAATACTATAACAAAAATACTTGTAGCAAATGTTGCATCAGACGAAATATCATCCACAGCTAGTACACTTGCTAAGACCGTAAATGATTATGTACAGACTTTAGATGATAGCACTAATGAGATTATAAGTATATCAAGTGCAGTTTGTGATGGTACACCTAATGTTAACACAGGTCGTTTATTTATTACTATAATTCATAAAGGATAATTTTAATTTCGGATTGGTTAATTTTATATTGAAAATTGATAACCCCAACAAAAGTTGGGGTTTTTTTATTTATAAAATAA